CGGAACAATATCAGTTGCAGCTCCGTACTCATTACCAGTTTCTACATCAGTAATACTTGGCGGAGTTAAACAAGGATCAAATGTTACAATTGCAGGTGACGGAACAATATCAGTTGCAGCTCCATACACGTTAACTGCTGCTACTACTAGTGCATTAGGTGGAGTAATTATACCAGTAGTTGCAACTAGTGGTATTACAAATACAAGTGGAACTATTGGATTAGCTGTTGCTACTAACACACAATTAGGTGGGGTTAAGATTGATAACAGCACAATTACGATTAATAATGGTGTTATTAGTTTGTCATCATCGATTACAACTGGATTATCTATTGGTACAACATTAACTATTCCAACAGGAGACACTTCATCAAGACCTACTGCAACACAAGGTAACTTACGATTTAATACATCACTTGGAAAATTTGAAGGGTATTATGGCAGTGCATGGGGTGCTGTTGGCGGCGGTCTAAGTCCAACTGCAGTACAAACTGCTAATGGATATATTGCTAAAGCAAATGACCTAGTTAGATGTAATACAACTAGTGGAGCATTTTCAATTACATTACCAAGTGCTCCAGTAGATGGGGATATTATTGGTGTTATTGATACACATAGAAAGTTTGCACTTAATAATTTAATAATATTAGCAGCTGGTTCTAAAACAATTGAAGACGACACGTCGTTAGTTCTTGATATAGACGGTTCTTACATATCATTAGTGTACAACGACGTTAACAGCAATTGGAGAGTTTTAGAAACTCCACTCGGAACTGGTACTAGTTCTACTACAATTATAACTAGCAACGGTTATATTGCATCAGTAAACGACTTAGTAAGATGCGACACTACAACTGCTGCGTTTTCAGTAACATTACCAACTAGTCCAAATGACGGTAGCATTGTTAACTTCGTAGACGTAGCAAGTGCTGGATCATTTTTTGCACATAATTTAACAGTATTACCCGGTAGTGGAAATACTGTTCAAAACAGCTCGTCATTAATATTAAATACTAATGGAACCTATGTTTCATTAGTGTATAATCAAAGTTCATCTAACTGGAAATTATTACAAGTATCGCAAGTATCGTTGCCAACTGCAAGTACTACAGTATTAGGTGCTGTAAAAGTTGATGGTTCTACGATTACAATTAACGGTAGTGGAGTAATAAGTTCAGTTAATAACATGACATATATAGATTGTGGCTCTGCTGCATCTACATACGGTGGATTAGGATTGTCGTCAATAAACGCCGGCGGCGCAGCATAAGAATAAGGAGTTATAATGGCTGTTCAACTACAATTAAGACACGACACTGCAGCAAATTGGACATCAGTAAATCCAATATTAGCACAAGGTGAAATCGGTGTCGAATTAGCAACAAATAAATTTAAAATAGGAAACGGGACTAGTACATGGACAGCGTTAGCATACACTATTAATGTAACCGGCGCAGTGGTTGGAACAACTGATACTCAAACATTAACTAATAAAACAATCACATCAATTGGTGCATACGAAACTAGAATAGCAATGGCTGCGTTAAATATTGATCTATTGTTAGGGTCTTATTTTACTAAAACAATTTCAGGTGCAGTATCATTAACAGTAAGTAATGTTCCGGCTGCCGGAACAGTTAGTTCGTTTATACTAGAGTTAACCAACGGTGGTAGTGGAACAATAACATGGTGGGGTGTTAAATGGGTAGGTGGTACTCCACCTACATTAACTATTACAGGTAGAGACATATTAGGATTCTTTACACACGATGGAGGAACAATTTGGACCGGTCTTGTACTTGGTAAGGATATAAAATGAGTGTTCGTAATATAGTCCAATCAGCTGCTAGTAGTAGTAGTGCAGGTAACAGCGCAGACGCAACGCTTTACGTCGATGATGTATTCTCCACTTGGCTCTACACCGGCAACGGCTCAACGCAGACCATCACAAACGGTATTGACTTGGCTGGGAAAGGTGGGTTGGTTTGGATAAAAGATAGAGCTGGGGGAGGTTATTCTAGTCATTATTTAACAAATACTGTTAATGGTAGAGGATTTAAACTTTCTTCTGATTCAACAAACCCTAATTATAGTATCCCATCTGGGTATGATTTAACTTCTTTCAACTCCAATGGTTTTTCTTTAGGTACTCCTTACGTCACAGGAGTAAACACTAGCGGAAACCCTATTTGCTCATGGACATTCCGCAAAGCCGCAAAGTTTTTTGATGTGGTGACTTATACTGGGAATGGGACAAACCCACGAAACATCTCACATTCACTTGCTTCAACTCCAGGAATGGTGATTGTTAAGCGTACTGATGGAGGTGGAGGTAGTTGGTTTGTATATCACAGAAGTGCGGCAGCTTCTGGATTTACACCAGAGCAATGTTATATGAATTTAAATGAAACAAACGCTGTTAGTGATAATGCTAATATTTGGTACAACACAGCTCCAACTTCAACAGAATTTACTGTAGGTAGTCAGTTAAACAGTTCTGGCGGTACCTACGTCGCCTACCTATTTGCTCACAACGCAGGAGGATTTGGTACGAATGGTACGGATAATATAATTTCGTGTGGGAGTTATGTTGGAAATGGCGCAACTAATTCAATAAATCTTGGTTATGAACCGCAATGGGTGTTGATTAAAGCTGCTTCTGGGCCATACGCAACTGGAAGTTGGTTGGTAATGGATACTATGCGAGGATTACCTGGCGTTACCGGAGTTGACACATATCATTTGTTCCCTAATTCAACTTCCGCAGAAACTGGCGCAAGCACTTGTCAAGTTACATCAACGGGGTTTAATGTTAGTAGTGCTGCCAATGAAATTAACAATGCAGCAAACACCTACATCTACATGGCAATCCGTATGCCAAACAAGCCACCTACATCGGGGACGCAGGTTTACTCTCCTGTAACTTGGACAGGTACAGGTACAACGCAACAAATAACTGCTGGGCTTACTCCCGATGCGTGTTTAGCATTTTGCCGTAATAGACAAGCTACAAATAGCACTTGGTTATTTAACAGACTGATAGGCGTTAATACGCAACTATACACAAATGACACCGCTTTGGAAGGTAGCGATAGTGGTAAAGCATTTACTATGACAGGGTTAAGCAATAATTCTGGCAATTTAAATAATACCTATAATTCATCTTATTACGTAGGAGAATTCTTTAAACGTGCTCCCGGATTCTTTGATGTGGTGTGTTGGACTGGTAACGGCGGCACCCAAGAGGTTAACCATAGTTTAGGGGTAATACCTGAATTACTTATATATAGGTCAAGAACTGTTGTGTCTGATTGGAATGTTGTAGCAAAGGCGTCTACCGGTTATGGTGGAACAAAATTAAACCTAACTCTTGCTCTAAGTTTTTCATTTACCGAAACGGCTAGTTCGTTGCATTTAACAGATACAACCTTTAACCCTGTATATACATTTGGAAATACTTCTTCCCCTTCGGTGGCGTATCTGTTTGCTACACTAGCTGGAATCAGCAAAGTAGGCTCCTACACAGGTAATGGTAGCTCACAAACTATAAGCTGTGGCTTTGCAGCTGGTGCAAGATTTATCTTAATTAAGCGCACTGATGCAGCAGCTGATTGGTATGTTTGGGATTCAGCTAGAGGTATTGTTGGTGCAAACGACCCCCATTTGTCACTTAATACAGCAGTAACCGAAGTCACAACAAACGATTCAATTGACCCAGATAGTTCTGGTTTTATAGTAAATCAACTTGCAGCAACTAACATTAATGTTACGAGTGCAACTTACATATTTTTAGCAATAGCATAAAGGAATAACATGGAAATTTTATTATTAGACACACAACAAGCAGTATCAGAATCTGAATTTAGAGCAATGTATCCAAATACCAGTTTTCCTCAGGTTTTATCTAAAGAAATTCTTGACAGTTTTAATGCAGTTGCAATTATGGAAGGTCCACAAGCTGTTCCTACAACTCCCTATGAATACAGTTATAGAAACGGTATACAAGAGATTAACGGAAAATGGTTTACAAAATACGATATTGGACCAGTTTTTACTGATAACGACCATCAAACTGCAGAAGAACAAGAACTTGCATATAAAGAACAGACAGATGAAAGATACGCAGTCGGTGTTAGACAAACACGTAACGAATTATTAAAAGAATCAGATTGGACACAAGTTGCAGATGCACCAGTTGATAAAGAAGCATGGGCAACTTATAGACAATCATTACGCGATATTACAGGACATACTGATTTTCCATACAACATAGAATATCCTGTTAAACCAGCTTAACTGTTAGCTAAATATACAATATAGGAATTTCTAAATGTCAAAAAATCTATCATCCATATTACGATCTGGCAGTAACACGCCAACAGTTGCTAACAGTGATATTCCTGCATTAGCTAATCCGTCAACCGGTTATTTAAACTGGACTGGAAGTGCATATGCATGGCAACCACCTATACCTTATCCACAAGATGGAAACTATTATCAATGGGACGAACTAACAGTATCTTGGGTTAATCCGTAGATAGAGCCAACGTCGACATAGTATAAATTGTGTTAAAATTTATGGTAAATAGTATATCATTAACACTAAAGGAAAAAAAATGTCAATTAGTCAAAAACCACTAAGATCAGAATCGGGGTTTGCAAGTCCTGGATTTATTGCAGACACTTACGGCAATATTAATATTACTGGTGATTTTAAAGTTAACGGTGTTAATTTAGTAGGCGGCGCTAACTTACCTAGTACAACAGTAAACAGTAATTTAATATCAGTTGGAACACTAGTTGCGTTAACTGTTAACGGTATGCTTGCAATAACAGGGGACGGTATTACAAGCTCTATAAACAACACATTGATAGGCAATGTAACTCCGCTTGCAGGCACGTTTACTACATTAAATGTAACTACATTAAATGTAGCCGAATTAAATAACACATTGATAGGCAATGTAACTCCGCTTGCAGGCACGTTTACTACATTAAATGTAACTACATTATTAAATATTGCAACTGGATCTATATCAATTAAACCAGTAACTGTTGGATCTTTAGACAATGTAATTATTGGCGGCACTACTCCGTTAGCTAGTACATTTACAAAAGTAACTATAACGCAAACACCGGCAACTGAAACTGATGCAACTACAAAGAATTATGTAGATAATGCAAATGCTACGCTTAAAAAACAAGCCGCTGAACATGCACTTGTACTTGCATTTTTTGCATTTAGTTCATAATACCATTATCAACGCAAGTTAACTGATTATAAATAGTTAAAAACATAAGGAAATAAGAATGTCAAAAAATCTATCAGCAATATTGCGCACAGGTAGTAGCACTCCAATAACAATTGCATCTAATACACAACTTGGCGGTGTAAAAGTTGACGGAACATCAATAACAATTAACGGTAGTGGTGTTATTAGTGGTGCAAACACATACTCATTACCGGTTTCTACATCAGTAATACTCGGCGGAGTTAAACAAGGATCAAATGTTGCGATTGCAGGCGATGGAACAATATCAGTTGCAGCTCCTTACTCATTACCGGTTTCTACATCAGTAATACTTGGCGGAGTTAAACAAGGATCAAATGTTGCGATTGCAGGCGATGGAACAATATCAGTTGCAGCTCCTTACTCATTAACTGCTACAACTACAACAACATTAGGTGGTGTAATTATACCTGCAGTTGCAACTAGTGGTATTTCTAATTCATCAGGTACAATTGGGTTAGCAACTGCATCTGCATCGCAACTTGGTGGTGTAAAAGTTGACGGAACTACAATTACAATTAACGGTAGTGGTGTTATTAGCATAACAGAACCAACTACTACACTATCAAGTACTGCAACTACCCTTACTATTGATTTAACTACAACTACTACGTCAACAATAATTATTACATGTGATACTACTGCTAGTCAAGCAAAAACTTTTAACTTTACTGGCACTCCTGCTACAATGATTAGTACAACCATATTCTCAATAAATGTTATTGTTAAAAACAACGTAGCAATTTCTAGTTTAACGTGGCAACGTGCAGGAGTTGCAGGTAATGTTAAATGGCCAAATGGTGCAATTCCTCCTGCCACATTGACTGCAATTGGTACTGGCGGATATGATGTGTGGACATTTTTTACAACTGATGGCGGTACGACATTTGCTGGAAGTTTAGCAATGTATGGAGTTAGATAACCATGATTGGCAAATTTTTTAGTAGGATAATAAAGGAAATAACGCCTGCTGACACTTCACCAGTTACTTTTAATTCTTCCGGTACATATAATCCAAGATATGGAAAAACCCGCGTGTATGTAGTCGGAAGAGGCGGATCTGGAACTACTATTCCGGGTAATCCGTATGATAATTCTTATACTAATTCTCCATATAGTATCTCAGGTAACTCATATGATAATTCTTATACTAATTCTCCATATAGTATCTTAGGTAACTCATATGATAATTCTTATACTAATTCTCCATATACTAATGCTGCGGTATATGAACCAGCAGTAAACGGAATTGTCGGTTATATGGTCACTAATTATTCACCAATCGGATATGCTGATTATTCCGGAGCACCCGGTTCATGGACAGCAACTGTAAATGGATATAGTGTATACACTATGTATAATACTCTATATCCTGGCAGATTTTATTGGACGCCGCCGTACTCTTTTTATCAATCTGGATGGACTGAATCTGGTACTGGTCCGATGCCGTCACCTTTTCAGAGGACAGCGCCCGGTACCGGAGCCGGTACCGGTTATCTACCAGCTGTATATACTCCGGGAAATCCAGTATCCGGAAATTTTGTTGCGGGAAATTCGGGCACAAATCCGCCAACTCCAGTATCCGGAAATTTTGTTGCGGGAAATTCGGGCACAAATCCGCCAACTCCGGTATCCGGAAACTATGTTCCGGGAACTACAGGTATATATGCAACAAATTATACAACAGGAACAGCACTTAACATATTTAATATTACTATGCCAGGAGGTGTCGGTGGAATTGCATCCGAAGTATCATATCAATTAGTATCATCGACACCGACATATAGTACAAGTCCAGTACAACTAACAGTACCCCCTGGCGGGTATGTTACAATTACATTTACACCATAAAGGAAAACACATGACATCAGCTTACAGAATAAAAATTAATAATGACGGTTCGATAAATTTATGGAAACCGGACGAAACCGTATGGAGAGATGCAATAGAATTAGCACCTAAACCTGTTCTTGCTTCAAATCAAATTGCAATTCCTCAATACAATTTATTAACAACTCCGGTTGAGATTACATATACTGTTTTAGACACATCGATTGAAGAACGAAAAGTTACCGAAGTATCGCTTGCTAAACAAAAATGTTTCACTCAAATATCTAGTATTATACAATCTTGGATATATTTAAATGAACCAATAACTATTACTCAAATTGAACAGGCTACCGTAGGGTTGACTGCAAAAATCGAAGCAATTAACTCTACAACTACCCATGAAGAATTAGACGTATTACTAGGAATATAAATCAAATAGCCAGCTTTAAAAATCTAATATATAAATATTACTAATTAATATAATCGTGCCCGAGGATGGGCACGTTACATATACATTTAAGAATAAAAATTATGTTTACAATACCGGATATACATTCGGCGCTTGAACCAATCGTGTGTTGGTCAGGCGCATTTACCGACGAGGATATTGCAGAAATTATCAAAATTGGTGATAATTTAGAATTTCAGCAAGCTAAAGTTGGAAATCTAGGACCAGGGACTGAAGAGATTGCTGTTAGGAAAAGTTCAGTATCGTGGATTCACCCTGATGATCAATCTAAATGGTTATTTAATAAAATGGCAGAAGTAGTTGCTAGAGTTAATACGGATAAGTTTCAGTTTGATTTATCGCATATTGATGCATTTCAATATACTACATATACAAAAGGTGGTTATTATAAATGGCACATTGATGGCGCTGTTAAAGATACATTTGGTCCTGGCCATAGAAAATTAGGAGTGTCGGTTGTTTTATCTGATCCAGACACTGAATTTACAGGTGGAGAATTTCAAATTATACCTTCTGGTAATCCAGACCAAATAAATAGTACAACAGTTAAAAAAGGAGATGTTTTAATGTTTCCTGCATTTGTACCACACCAAGTAACTGAAGTACTTTCAGGTAAGCGTAAAAGTTTAGTATGCTGGGTGCTCGGGCCAAAATTTAAATAGCACTTAGAAGGACACATGTCATTAATTTCCATTTTTAAATCTCCACAAATTGAATTTTTAACAACCAAAGAACTTGCAGATGTAGTAATACCTCCTGCTCCGGCTAACAAGTTTATTCCAAGTTGGTATAAATCTATACCTACACATAGTAAAGTTAGTCGAGATATTACCGGCAATATGGCAATGACTGCTAAAAAATGTTTGCCAATGCTAGATGCAATGACACACGGCTATATTATTCCGTTAGCAGGTGATGTGCATATTAGAACAAATGACGATGCTTCGTTGATCGATATTACGGAAAATCAGTTTATTAAGCAAACAGAAGAACATTCGCAAGAACAAGTAGGTCCAAATTTTCCGTTTCCTAAAAACCATTTAGTTAAATTTATTAACCATTTTGTTATTAAAACGCCACCTGGCTATTCGTGTTTGTTTGTGTCTCCGATTAATCATTTAGAAACAAGATTTACTACCTTAGGTGCAATAGTCGATACCGATAAGTACGATAGAGAAGTAAATTTTCCTACAGTATGGTTAGCGACTAACTATGACGATATCGTAGTTGCTGGAACTCCGATAATTCAGTGTATTCCATTTAAACGAGATACAACAATTAATAATTACGAAGTACGACCTTACACAGCAGCCGAATGGCAAAAACGAGAAATTACTAGATTAAAACAGTCAAATCAGTTAAGCTACTATGTTAACAACATTAGGGTAAAGAAATAATGTCTATAGCAACTGATATTAAACTGTGGTTTAAAAATGTTGTAGACCCTCAACCTATAATTAAATTTAAAAGTGATATTCAAGGATACGAAATTGGCCAACCGGTTAAGCGTGCAATGGATGTAAAACCTGACTGGTTAACAACACAGATTAAAGAAGCCGAACGGTTAAACACACATAAGTTCTCATCGTGCCCCGGAATGCACGATTATTATAAATCAGGGTACATTATTCCAGCATGGGAAGATTTTGAAATAATTGTTGACGAAACCCATGCACACATTAATATTGGTTTTGGAAAAAATTATCAATGTAAACCTTATGAAGTCATGGATCATCGAATTGTCACAGGTGCTGTTAATATTGACGAAGACATTAAATTGCATGCTTTAAAATTACCATGCCCGTGGAAAGTATTTACAAAACCTGGATATTCTGCATTGGTTATGCCTGCATTATTTCATTCTCCGTTTCTAAGAGATTTGTTTTTATATCCAGGTATTAATGATTATGATGCATACCATACAATTAATGTTATGTTTACGCCATTAAGACAAATGCATGTTAAGATATATGCCGGTACACCTATGCTGCAAGTTATTCCTTATAAACGAGAACCTATTACTGCAGAAGTTGGATACATTACTCCGGAAGAAAACGGATTAGCTAATTTTATATTTCGTACTAAATCTCCGGGATTTTACAGAAAATGGTTATATCAAAAGAAAACAACACAGATTACTTATATAAAATAATCGTATATTAATTATAAGCTATCGATAATATCAATAACAGTTTGAATCTTAGTTTGTATAATTTTATTACGCAAGCTAAGATTTAACCCGCGATGAATAGGTTTTGGAAGTGCAACTAAACTAAACCAACCCCATGCAATGTGTTCATCACTTAAGGTTGGTACAAACTCATTTTCTACTAAACAAAAATATGTGTGAAAATTAAAGACACTATCGTTAGATACGAATTTTTCTAATGGTAGTGTTTTTTTAATGACTGGAAGAAATCCAATCTCTTCCTCTATCTCTCTAGTAAGACCTTGCCACGGGTTTTCGTTAGCTAAGTTAGTTCCACCGACTAATCCCCAAGTGCCTTGATGTTTACCTGAAGATTTTTGTATAAGAAGAAATCTATGTGTAGCTTGAGAATATATAAGTGCGCCGCTACATATTACCTGTTCGGTTACATTTCTAGTCGCCATTTACCCACCTTGTAAATTCCTTCAAAACTTTTAAGCCATGATATCCCATTCCACACATATTGTATACTAGTAAAAATATTTGTTTGCCAAATCATATAATCAAACGCATTCACTGAATCAAAAATTACAATCCACTGATTACCATCCCATTCAATAATATCGTTAGCATGCGCAACTAGCGGTTGTCCGTTGGCTCCTTTCCAACCGTCTGGATTATCTTCGTTATAATCGTTACCAGTGTCTTCAATTAACAAATATCGACATCCTGAATATATAGGATGATCATTTGGATCAAATGTAAGAGGATTAATAATTGCATCAACGGTTCCGGGAGATTGCATGTATCCCGGAACATCTCTATAGTTTGGACCTGCGTCGTAATTTAAATCAAAATCAAACAATCCTACACTGTTAATGCCAGTGTTTGGATTTTTAGTATCTTGATCCCAAACAACGTCTAATATTGTTTCTTCATATTGATGTTTAGAAACAGTACCATTAACTTCTGTGCCGTCGGGCTGCATTAAAAATATCCTAGTTACTCCTGATATAAATTTATCTGGGAACATTTCTAATAACTCGTCCCATTTAACTTCTGCATTATAATGTTCCGGCATGTCTAGTGACAAATCATTAGTTAACGAAGAATTTTTTGAGTTTAATAACGTAATTTGACTGTTAACTACTTCAATTGTATAATCTTCAGTTACTGAAATAATCTGAGTCATTAATGTAGACGTAGTTAAGTCTGGTATAAACGCATCATTACCAAAACCTGAGATATACGGTGCATTTGCATCGTGTAGTCCGGTGATAATCTTTGTAATAATCCCATGTTGTTTAAGTTTAACTGGCGGACTAATCCATATAGGCGCACTTACGGTTAATGTTCCAATGTCAATTGGTGTATCATTGCCAACTGGTACTGCTTTGCTTGACCATGCAATTGAATCTAAATTTAATACTGAAATACTTGTCCAATCAAAATAGTTATCAGTTGTTTGTAATTCCAAACTTGGATTAAACAACATTAAAATTTGTTCTAAAATTTGTAATTTTTGATCAGTATTTGCAGTCCAAATGTCAACTTTCATAGTTAACTTAAACGGTGTTGGCATTAATCGTTCTATTGTATAATTTCTACCAACGTTACTCGTATATTGCCCGTCTACTATTTCACGTTCTCTAACATGCTTTTTACTAACAAATGTTGAATCTTGAAGACGTTCTCTTTCTAAATCTAATCCGTATATATATACACTGATTCTTGGTATAGAGTTTAGTGTATTTTCTGAATTCTGCCTTATTACAGTAGCAGCTTGTCTATCCGAATCTCCATACGCAACTGGAATACGATGTAACGATCCGTCACTGTATCGTACAGTAAACTCACTAAAAACTCTAATTGTTTGTGTAACGTACCGTCTTATGGCACCGTCATAAAAATGTTGCATACATTCTCCTATTCCGTTATTTATTGCAGCAAAAATTTACAAATCTGCTTTTGGTTTAAGTACCTTTGATAAACTTTGACGTTCAGCTTCTCTATTATTAAACAGCATTACACGCCATGCACCATCGTACGGAATAGTAATTTGGGATTCGTCTACTATTGGTAACGTTACTTTGATTTTGTTAACGCCATTAGAAATGTAAGGCGTGATTAACGTTGGATTATCTGCAATTACAAATTCTAAACGGGTAGCTGATAGTTTAATTACAAGATATAAACCTTGTATTGAATAGTTAATATCAGTGTTAAATTCATAATCACCAACTTCTAGTCTTACATAATCTACAGCAACTTCGTCGTTGTACATAAATTTAGAGTTATTAATAAATCCAGTTTTAAGTGTTTGTCTAGTATCAGTATTTGTCATAGTCATACGCACGTTATCTTCTACTTTTAGCCATCGTTGCCCGTTAAATGTAAACAATCTATTTGGTAAAAAGTCAAGTCTTAAATAATAATCATTTAATGCAGGGGCTTGCGGAAATGCAATTCCAGTGCCAAATACATACCCATTAGGTGGATATCCGTCACCAAATAAGTATCCGCTATAACCTGTTCTTAACGGTACTGCGTTAACACTGCTAACATTAATATTTGATAATCCGTTAATTGTTTGACTGCTATAACTAGCATCAATTGCATCAGAATCAACAGTAGTTAACAACGCGGCACCGGTTACTGGATCAGTTGCTAATGTATAATATTGTCTAACTTGGAATCCACTCATTGGTGAATCAAGTTCTGCTTGTTTTATAATTGCATCGTTAATTTCAAGTTCTTTAGTACGAGTGCTTAACAATTCACGTAGTGCATAATTTGAATCTTCCCCTGCAGGCTGATCAAGAATATCGGAATATTGCTGACTATCTGTAAGTTTTTTCAGTTTTAATCTATACAAATGCGGATACCATGTAGCACTGTACCCCTCACTTGGACGATCTACTTCCTCAACTACAAAAAATCTAGGCATGCTTAAATCTAAGTCGTTTAATGCAAAATCATCTTTTAAATGCGGCAACTCCATAACATCACCTGCAATTAATTTGCGACCAATTGTAGTAATAATGTCGTTAATATGCACTGTCATAAACACTGTATCGTTATCAATAAACAGACCAAACTGGCTTAAATTGAAATTAAGATTTTGAAGTTGATAATGACCACGAATACGATAAATTTCTTGTTCATACTTGCGATCACGGTTTTCTAAGAATAATAAATCTTGAATATTTGTTTCTTTTATTACATCATATATTGGTTGATCAGCAGTTCCTTCTAACGGATTTTTAGGTCCTAAATATTTATGAACGTGACAA